CAACGAATCTGCTCCATGGCCCCGACATGGAGGATGCGTGTACTCAGAAGACGCTTTGCCGCCAGAGGATGTTGACGAGATTGCATCGCTGCTCGCCAGAGGCTTCCTGCGCTACTGGAAGTCGCAACGGCAGCGGCCCCTCATCGCCGAAAGCCCAGTTGACTCGCCGGCCCCGGAGAGCCGTCATGTGACTGTGGTTAACGCCACAGAGAGTGAGAAGAACTGATGGAAGCTGCTGTTTTGAAAGAGGTTGAGAACCTGCGCCGGCTGAGTGTCACCGGCTTGCGCGAGAAGTTCCTGGAGGTCTTTGGAGAGGAATCGCGGTCCCACCACAAGGACTTCCTGTTCCGCCGCATCGCCTGGCGCCTGCAGGCGATTGCAGAAGGCGACCTGTCGGAGCGTACGCGCCGACGCGCACTGGAGATTGCCAATGATGCAGATCTCCGGATCCGGGCGCCGAAGCAGGTTGGAGCGCAGAACGCCAGTGCAGCCAGCCGCACCGTGGTTGGAGTGATCAACGGCAAACGCGACATCCGCCTGCCGGAACCCGGCACGCTGCTGACCTGGGAATTCAAGGGTCAGACCTTCGTGGTCAAGGTGTTGACCGACGGCTTTGAATACGAGGACCGCAAGTACTCGTCGCTGAGCGCCCTCGCGACCGAGATCGCCGGAACCCGCTGGAATGGGTTCGTGTTTTTCGGCCTGAATGGCGGGGAGAAGCGCGTTGCATAATAGGCGAGATCATCAAGAAATAGCCGAACAATTATCGGCCAATCGGACGGTACGTTGCGCGATTTACACCCGCAAATCTACCGAGGAGGGTCTTCAGCAAGAGTTCAATTCACTGGATGCTCAGCGCGAAGCCGCCGAGGCGTTCATCGCCAGCCAGCGGCACGAAGGGTGGACCCTGATCCCCGACTCGTACGACGACGGCGGCTTCACAGGCGCCAACATGGAACGCCCCGCGCTCAAGCGACTGCGGGCGGACATCGAAGCCGAGAAGGTCGACTGCGTGGTCGTCTATAAGGTCGACCGCTTGAGCCGCTCGCTGCTCGACTTCGCACGCATGGTGGAGATCTTCGAGAAGCGCGGCGTGAGCTTCGTTTCCGTGACGCAGCAGTTCAACACCACCGCCTCCCTGGGCCGGCTGACGCTCAACATCTTGTCGGAGCAAAGTAGAAAGTTCCTATCGAGCAAAATAGAAAGTTCCTATTCGAGCGACTGCCGCAGCAAGGCTTGCCATTCCCTCATCCCAGCAGAGGAGTTGTTACGCGTCGCCGCCAGGATCCGTCAAGGCCGCGTCAGACGGACGCGCCACAGGGCAGCCTTGACGGATGGCGGCGATGCTACAGCATTCGAGCGGCAGGGAATGGCAGGCCGGACGGCCTTTAAGGTACAGGCACTTGGACGTCCAAATTAGGAACTTTCTATTTTGCGTTGACACGCAACGTTCGGAAGCTGGATCTGGCCCAGCGAGTTGAGCGTCTGCGGAGCGGCGGCAACGTTCGTTTGCAGCGTGTTGTCGCTGGGGTCCGCCACGTTGACGACCACCACCTGCGCGCCGCACTGCGCGAAGATCGCGGCGAGTGCGTCGGGAATGGTAAAGCCGTAGCCAGCCGGACCGAACGTTGTGACGCCGAGCGACTGGCTGCCGCCGATCAGCGTCGGCGTGTTGAGCGGCCCGAACGGCGCGGAGCCGACCAGCCCAATCACGGCCGACGACGGCGTGGTGACCGGCTGCGAACCGGTGTCGATCTGAACGACTTCGGCGCCGTGCAGGAACTGATTTCCTGGCATATGCGATTTTCTCCTTTGAATGGTTCACGCCGGTTCGTGCCGGCCGGAAAGATAACGAGTCGCGGACGACTGCTGCGATTTAGAAGACTCTCCAATCGGCCGTTGCTGCGAAATAGATCAGTGCGAATCCACCGTAGGCGATGTCCACAGCCAGTCCGCTTGAATTGCCCATCACCGTTTGTCCGGATGACGGAACGATGGTGAACTTGCTGCCGGCACTAAGCCCGTTGATGAAAAGCACCTGCTGCCCATTCGCCGTTCCGGCGGGAAGGCTGACGGTGATTCCAGCCGCCGTCACGTAATAACCGTTCTGGAATGCCGCGGCGAACGAGGCGCTTTGCGCGCTCCACGTCAGCGTGGGCGCGCTCAGCGTGCCGTTCGCATAACTGAGTCCTGGGCCGATGGTCACCGGCGCAAACCCGCCCGCGCCGTTGCCGGCCACCATCGCCGTGGTGTTCAACACGGCGAGCGCGGTGGCCTGGAGCGCGTTTTCCCAGGCGGTGATGGAAGCCAGCGTGCTGGCCTGCCACGCTGCCACGGCCGCGAGCGAGGCGGACTGCGACGCTGTGATGGCAGCGACGCTGGCGTCAGCGATCGCCACATCCTGGTTAAGCGTGTCGAAGGTCGGGCTCAGCACGGAGTCGAGCCGCGCCAGACCGAAGTCCGTCAACGTCTGCACGGCCGCTTCCCAGGCGATGTTGAGCGCTTCCAGCGCCGCAATGCGCGTGTCCAAATCCTGGAAGCGCGGATTGAAGGTCGCCGCGCTCAGAGGCGTCGTGCCGTCCGTGAAGCGGTAGTTATCGAAGTTGAGTGGCATCCTTGACGCTCGCCAGGATCGGAATCAGGATGTCCCCGCGCAGGCGGTACTCGCGCCCCGGGTACAATCGATCGCCCAGCACCTCGACAATCTCAGCGAGATGTACGACATACTGTGCGCCCGCATTGATCGCTGGCGCCCTGGTGGTGGCGGATGCCGTGCTGGCCGGCGCCCCATTGGTGTTCTGTTCAGACTGGTTCATAAGGAGATCTCCCGTTACTGCGCAACGTCTGTCCGCTCGACGACCTGGAACGGCGCGGCGGTCGCTTGCCGCGTGCCCTGGATATTGATGGCGTACGCGGTGATGGCGGCCGGCGTGAACTTGAACGTGAACCGCAGGCCCACGCCATCGGGATCGAACGCGGAACTCGTCACCGCGGGCGTGATCGTGTTTCCGCCACTCACGAGCGTGCAAGCGAGCGTGTGCACGGCCGAGTTGTAACCGACGACGACCACCTGCACCTGAATGTTGCTGCTCGCCGGCGAGACGGTCCGCAACTCGCTGGTATGGTTGAGCGCCACTGCCGGCCGGGAAGCCACGACGCCCGTCGGCGTCGCGATCACTGCCGGCGCCAGGTTCGATGTGCCCAGGAAGACGGCGCGAAGTGGCACAAGCTGAGGCGCGGCGTTCAACGGCGCCGTGGGGTCGCCCAGGTTGTACCAAGTGCCGTTGACCTGGAACTGAATCTGCAAGCTGGTGCCTTGCGGCGTGACCTGAGAGACGTTGATGGCCAGATCGGTCAGGCTGCCAGCCAGCGAGACCGGCTGCAATTGAACCTGCGACAACGCGTTGGTGAACTCCGCGGCGTAGAGCGTGAACATCAGATCCTTGGTCAGGTCGCCCAGGAAGTACGCGCCGTTTGTCGAGTAGAAGATCGTGCCGTTGGTGTAATTGTTCCCGCTGACCGTGGCGACGCGGTGATTGCCCTGCGTGATCAGCACCATCGCGTAGCGCGTGCCGGCCTCGAGTTCCACAGCCGGGATCTGGATGTTCGTCGCAGCCGGGTAAGTGTTGAGCGAGGCGACGGGAACGTCGACGGTGGCAATCACGTTCGTCAGATCGGGCTGACCGGCCACGGTCTTCGTGATGGCTACGGTAAGGTCGCCGGTCGCAGCCACCGAGGTCAGGTACAGATCCAAGGCCGTGAGCCACATGGCGTTCGAGACCAGGAAGGTCTGGGCCACCATGGCGCCGTTGATCGCGGTCGTGTTGGTCTGCAGCGCGTAGCTCGTCTGGGTGTAGGCGTACCAGTAGCCGCCGGCGAGGTTGTAGGCGTAGTACTGGTTGTAGAAGTTCCAGAACTGGCCGCGATACCAGGCCGGGTAATAGTTCCAGTCCCACCCGTAGCGGTACTGCCAGACCGTTTCCTGCTGCTGCACGAGACTCTGGCTCTGCACCTGGTACTGCGAAAGCGACAGGTCGCCGGAGTAGCCGGTGGTCTGAATGCGCGGGACGTTCGTGTACGCGGGCAGGATCAGGCCACGGGTGCTCTTGACGACACTCGAGACGATCGGGTTGAACAGATCGAACGGGAACGTTCCGTTCGCGGCGTCGGGGAACAGAAGGCCGTTACTGAGCTTGGCTGCGTACCCGGTGGCGCCGTTATTCGTCTTCGTCAAGTCCCCGAAGAAATCCGACTCGTAAGACGAATACGTGGACGGCAGGTTGAGCTTCGCCTTCGTGCGCGCCAGGTCCTCCGCCATCTGGGTCACCAGGGTCAGCGAGGCCAGCCCATTGGTTTTCGCCGCCAGCGCGCTCAGGTCCGTGCCCAGCCACGCAGTCTGGAGACTCACCTGCGTGCTGCTGGCCTCCAGCGCGGTGACGCGCGTCTCGTGATTCGCCAGGTTTGGCAGGACGTTGCCGGTCTGCATGGCCACTGCGGTGATGCCGGTCGGAGACAGCGTGATGGTCGCGATCAACAGCGCGTTGGCCGGGAGCGTCGGCAATTGCGGTACCGCCGACTCGACGCCGGCGACGAACTGCAGATTGCAGGTACGGACCGTCTGGAGAGCGGTCGACTGAGTCTGCGCCAGACCGGTCTGCGCGTTGACCAGGAAGGAGCGCGGCTCCACATCGGCATCCGTATTCACGGAGCCCCAAGCGATGAGCGCAACGAGCTTCGGATTGCTCAACGGCAGCATCGACTGCAACGAGTTGGTGCTGGGCGTCGGGTACTGGTAGGCCCACAGGCCCGCGCTGCCGCACGGGTTCGTTCCCTGTGCATACAGACGGCCTGTAGCGACATTCACCTGGGTCTGGCCGTTTTGCGTTGCCGCAAGCCCGGTGTAGAACATGCCGCCCGGCGCAAGCGCGTCCAGCGCGATATGGTCGAGGCTGTCCGAACCCCACTGTTGCAGGTCAACGAAGTCCTGCGCCTGGAAGTCCATGTTCTGCTGAAAGTTGAATTGCTGTTCCATCGGATCTTCCCCTACTCACGCGGCAGCATGGCGCCGCACAGCGTCGCCGGATCGCATTGGGTCTGCCCGCAGGACACGACCGCGTAATTAGCCGTATCCACGAGGATGGTGTCGCGCAGCGAGGTGCAGCGGGCCAGGCTGTCGCAATAGCGCGTCAGCCACTCGTAATCCCCGGCCACCGAAAATCCATGGCCGTAGTAGCTGGGCGCCCATGGCGAGCGTTGCAACGGAAACCAGACACGGATCTGAGCAGTCTGACTCTGAACGCCCGTGTGCACTGCATCGACAAAGAAGCTCTTACCGCTGGCCTCGAGCGTCCGGCTGGAGTTGAACAGGTATAGCCTGGCGTAAACGTGAGCGCTCGCATCCGACGCCTGCCAGTACAGCCCGGCGGCGCCGAAGTGGCCTCCGGGAAAAATGCAAGGCGGAGAATATGTCTCCGAAATCCAATCCGGAAAGACCTGCGTCGGATCCACACCGGCATTGACCAGTTTGTAGTTAACTCCCAGACCGGGCCCCGCGTAACTCTGCAAGAGTTGCAACAGGTAAACCGGAGTGTCTGCAGCCGTGCCGAATTTCGGGAAGCCACCCGCGTAGGTTCCATGCGGATTACCGATCGGCACCTGGATCTGCAGGTAAATAGTGCCATCCGCCGCGGTCCACCGGGACACTACACATTGAATGGTCGAGCCCTGGTCCTGAATGAACGCCTGCGGCAGCGCGCGTTCTGCGGAGCCGAGATCGACGCCGTAGCAATTGCCCATATAGGACCGTCTGGAAAACGTCGCGCCGGTCGGAACCGCGAAAGGATCGCCGTCGGTGCGCAGGATCAGTTGCGGATAAACAGCCAGTGCCGCGTCCTTCTGCGCCTGCGTTTGGGCCGCACCGTAGTAAAGCTGACAGGGCGGCCGGATGACATTCGTTACCGTGCCACCATAAAGCTCAGTCACCCGTCGAACACCGGCGAGCGTGCCATCGGCCTGATGGTCCGCGAGCGCGGAAGCGACTACGGCACGTTTTTTCCCGTCGTCCCACGTGGTGTCCCAGGCATCGACGCCCAAGCCCCAGGCGAGCCAGGGCAGCAACGCCGCAGGGATCGTCTGCGGATTCCACAGCGCGCGGATGCCCGCAGGCCCTTTGTTCCGGAGCCGCCAGCCAGCGCTCTCGACATTCCGCTCAAACAGCGTCGCGTTGGGCGGCAAGACGGAGGGAAGCAGCGGAGGCGCCGTGCTCATTCCGACCTCAGTGGCGCGACGTTGACGGTCACGCTGTCACAAACGTTGATCTTGTACGGATCTCCAGCGACGTCGGTGGCAGGCGACTGGATCGTCGCGTTTTGCACGCCGGCCTGCTCGAGAGCGCCATACATCCCGGCGAGCGTCACGCCGTAGCCCAGCCGTTGCACATTCTGCGTGTAAGCAGAGAGCGCGTTGGTGATGGCGGTCGTGACGGCGGTCGCGTCCGGTCCTGGGTAGAGCGTCACCGTCGCAGCTATTAAATAATGTTGGATCTGAGATCCCTGCACCTCCACCACATCGGTCAGCGGCCGGACGTCATCCGCGTTGAGGGCGGCGGATACTGCGGCCAGCAGGTCGGGCGACGCAACACCGCCGTTATCGGTGCTGTAGATGGTGACGACCACAGTGCCGGTGGACGGCGAGAACGCGCTGGCGTCCACCACGCGCAGGTCGGCCGAGAATGCAAAGTAAACATAGGCGTTGCCCGGACCGGCACAGGAGAAAGCATCCGGTGCGAGCTGCGCGCGCAAGCGCAGCCGGTCGTCCGTTTCTGTCGCTACATTGCCCTGCGCGTCCGTGAAGGTCATGCGCTGGACGCCGAACAGCGCCGCCAGATTGTCCAGGTCCGAGCCCAGCGCCGTGGCCAGCATGCTCGAGTTCGCGTCGTTGATCCGCTGGCGCAACAGCATCTCCCGGTAGGCGAAGGCCTCCACCAGCTTGACGGCCGGATCCGACTCGAGCAGCGCGGAAAACGAGGGATCGCGCGTCACCAGATCCTGCAGGATGTCGAGCTTGATCGACTCGAAGTCGATCGTCTCCACCACATCCGGTGGCGCGAGCGTCGAAAGGTCAATCAGGTTGAAGCGGCTCATGAAAGTTTCAGGCCTTCAATGGTGATGGTTTGCCCATCGGGCAAATACAGCGCAGTCAGATGGATGGAGACGGAACCGCTCGCCGGGTCTGCCGCGACCGCTACGCTCTGGACCTGAATCCGCGGCTCCCAGGTGGTAAGCGCGCCCACCGTAGCCGCCATGATCGCCATCTTGGTGCTCTCGTTGAGCGGCTGGTCGATCAGCGTGAGCAGATCCGAGCCGTAGTCGCGCAACATCACCCGGCTGAGCTTCGGCGTCAGGAGGATGTCGCGGATACTCTGCTCGAGATGCGCGAAGCCGGCCAGCTCCGCGCCAGTGTCCACGTTCATGCCGATCATAGTTGTGCTGGCGGAACCATCTGGGCCACCGCGCCGGTGGCGCGCACATCGCCGGCCACTTTCAGCGTGCCGGCCACCTTCCCGTTCAGCGTGAGGTCGCCATCGACCGTCAGCGCGCCGGTAAGCGTCAGGCCATTCTGTGCGGTCACGGCGGCACTCCCCTGTATGTTGATGGTCACCGTGCCCACAGCCTGAATGGTGAAGGCGTGGGCCGCGCGATCGTAAGTAATCGTCGTGCCATCGGAGTACTTCGTGACATTCTGGTCCGCGCTTTGCGACGGCGCTGGGTTGCTGCCGGAATAGAGCGAGCCGATAATCACGCCCTGCGACAGGCTGCCGCACGGGCACATTATCGCGACATGCTCGCCGGCTTTTGGCGCCCACCAGGTGACGGCGCGTCGTCAGCCAGGAGAGCGCCGCGGTCTGCACCTCTCCGACCTGGACAGTCGCCACTGCGTTCGCGAGGTCCACGGAGACGACCAGGCCGCGGTGGATCAGGTTGCTCACCTGATAGTTGAGCCGCACGGTGTCCGGATCCTGCAAGTCGCCGGTCCTAGCGCCGCGTTGAATCAGAAGGTCCAGCATGTCTTAGCTGCCCGCCACTTCGACGTAATCCGCCTGATTGCCAGCGCCGATATCCGGCGCGAAGCCAACGAAGACCTTTGTGGGCTGGACGCCGTCCACGCGTGGATCCGTGACGGTCTCTGTGTAGTAGGTGACCGTGTAGATGAGTTGCACCATCGCCACAGAATCGACGCCACCGGGCTTGAGCGTAACCGTGCTGCTCTGCAGCAGCGACTTCGAAGCGTTGCCGCCCAGCGTCGGATCGGAGTCCATGAAGGCTTCAATCTGGTAGGCGAGCTGATCGAGCTGCCGGTCGATGGGAACGCCAGAGCGGGGCATCTCCATGATGCCGGCCACCGCGAGCACCAGCTCGCGAGTCAACCGGCCGGGGTTGTCAGGATCATTGGATACCCATGAGTCTTTCTGATCGACGTTCTCACGAGGCGTGTGCACAAAGATCGCCGGCGACCAGTTGTCGCCGACCGGTTCGACTCGGTTTGCGAAGACATTCGCGCCGGCCAGGGTCGCTGCACCCACCAGCCCCTTGGCAATGTAGTCCCGAATCAGTGACCGTGGATGATCTGTAGCCATCAGAGTTTCTTCAAAAGCAGGAGCGCGCCACCGTTCTTGTTGACGAGATCGCCCTGCTTGTCGGGCTGCACATCCCAGATCGCGTAGTTCACGCCGTTGACCGCCACCGTGTCATCCTGCACCGGGCCCGTCGTACCGGAGAAGTCCGCCAGCCGGATGCCCAGCACCGGGTGGACCGTCGTGATCGTACTGCCATAGCCGTCGAGCTTGACGTTCTGATAAGCGGCGTTGAAGTAGCCGGACAGTGCGATCATGCCGCCAGCGCTGAAGGTGTAAACGTAAGGCGTGCCGAATCCGGTGTCCGGATCGAGCAGCGTCTCCAGCATGTTGTCGACTTGGTTTTGCCAGCTCATGGCAAAAAGTGGGAGTGGGCTTCAGCCCGCTGGGGAAGCGGGGGAAATGCGCGCCCATTAAGTCAGATTTGGGTTTCGCTTGCGGCACAAAAGCGGGATAGCGACAACTCATCAACGTGGGGGCCACGACGTCTCACTGCAGGAATCCACCGGCGCAACTTCCCAGATGGGTACTATTCGGGCCAACGGCCTCGATAGAGGCGGCCCTCGCTGGCCGTCCCCCTGAGATCCATACGTGCGCGCTTGTGCGTGCGGTTCTTATCGGAAATGAATGGCGCCGAAGCGCTTGCCGGGATAAGGATACAGAACAGCTAACTGCAGGATCTGCCGGTCCGCAGTGGGGCCTTCCGTGGGGTCAGAGCAACTGAACCTGATAGACCGTCAGGATGTCGTTCAGAAGAGCTCTGTTAGCAGGTGCCATCAAAGAGCCAAGCGAGATCACCTTGAACGTGGAGGCGGGACGGGAATAGATCGCATACGCCACACGGGCAGGGTCGTGACGGGACGGGTAGCGGATGCCGTCTGGCTTTGACGGGTGCGCCCGCAATGCAGCCGACCAATGCTGTGCAATCTTGTAAGGGCCGGTAAAGAGCCTGCCATCAGCCCCGATCCTTGTTAGTCCGCCCGTCGAGAATAAGTCTACAAAGCGGAGATCCTCCCTCAAGTCGAGCTTGGCCATCGCCCGGTCATTGAGATACGCGCAGGAAACCGCAGGGACTCCGGTCGTCGGGCCACACGACTCGATGAAACAGCACTGCGGGTCTGCTCCGACGTATAGGACTCCGAAAGTGTGATCAGCAGGACAATGGGGATCATCGAAACGGTTATTACCGGTGGCGCCAAAATGGACTGGGCTATGCGCCGCCACGTGATGGCGATAGAGAGCTTCGCCCTTCTTCACGGTGAAGATGAGCGGTGTCTGCGATGCCAGTTCCGGATGGGGCAGCGGGTGATCACCCGGGTGATCCGTCATGCCGCTCCCTGCTCTCCATATCCGCTGGCCACGGACTTGACCTCATCCAGCAATCCCTTTTTAAGCTTCTCCAGTGGAGTCTGTTCTCCCAACCGCTCGTTCGGGGTAGTAAAAAAGACCATTTGCATCCACGGGTCAAGATCGCTGAGCTGACATAGAACGTCTTCGAGCCCGGCTATCGTCTTTCCGTCCTCAAACTGGAAGCTTGGATAACTGTACCCTCGTCTTCCTTGTGTCAGCGCGAGAAGCTGATTCGACGCCCGGCGCTTGTCGACTGCCTGCCGCGAGATGCCGAGGACCCCGGCAACCTGCTCGGATGTTAGAGCCCCGCCCGCGGCTTCGAGCATCTGTTGTTTCCGTTTGAGCCCTCGGAACCTGGCGGCGATGAAGGGATCATCCGCAAACAGTTGTGCGATCTCCGGAGCCGCGCTCAAGGCTTCTACCGCCACTAAGTAATCCGTCGGTGCCGCCGCGGCCTCGTCGATCAGTGTGGCAGGAAGATCGTTTTCCAGTCGCTGGTAAGCCCGCAGAATCCGGGCATAGAATCCCGGGTGCTTGGTGGTGGTCAGATCTCGCAACACTGCGCTGAAGTGCCGCTGCGTCGCATCCGGATGACTCTCGATCCAGAGGCAGAATTTGTCTTTGGCAAATTCCGTCCTCACGGAAAAAGGTTCAAGATTCAGATGAAGGCGCCAGGACTTCGCAACGATCTGAAGCAGGTCCTGGCGCATCTCGTAGCGGAGGCCGTTCGTAGCATAGGACACAAAGCAGAGACGATTCGAGCTTTTGGAGAGACGCTCGAAGGCATAGGTGGGCCTCTTCCCGCCCGGATCGCCGAGGTGCTTTTGGATGCTGGCGCGAATCTCGTCCAAGGTCTTGGGCTGTTCAGAGTATGTAAGCATCGCGGCCTCCAGTTGACAAGTTCATTGTAATTCCAATTCTCCTACTTGGTCAACCGTCGTCCCGTGAGAACAACGTGGACGCAACGCTCCTGTCCCGGTTCTGTGCTTTCACTGGCGAGCAGGTTCCCGAGTACGCCCCTCTCCATCGTTGTCCCAGCCGGCTAGGCCCCAGATACGCCCGAACCGTCGACGTGCGTCGGCTAGTGCCGATCAAAGCTCCTGCTGGGAGTCGGCAGCCTGCCAACCGACTCCCATAGCGCCCAGGCGATCGCGCTACCGACGATTCTCTGGGATCGTGTTTAGCTCATCGTCGCGGCGTTGAGCAACGCGGGGCGGAGGCACATCGGCAGCGGATTGGACTGCGTGTGCAGGTCCATGCCGCGGTTGAACTTGCGCGGCTCGAGCTTGGCGTAGATCGGCAAGCCGACCGTGTTGACGGTCTCGTTGAAGTCGGCCGGCGCGAACCAGGTGCGGAAGGTGGTCATCGTCCCCAGCGGGAAGAAGATGGCCGTGCCCTCGGGCACGAAGACGTGATCGACTCCCTCGCCGTCGCTCGCGTGGCCGAGGTATTCCTCGAAGGTCACGCCTGCGTAGCGGAAGTTGCGTCGGTTGTCGGTCGCGAGGTTCTGGTTCGGCAGATCGGTGTGCTAGAAGAATTGGAACGCGGTAAGCACGTCCGGATGGGTCGTGAACGCGTCGTACCAGTCCGGCGCGCAGAGGCAATGCACTTCGCGCATCACCTCGCCCAACAGGTGCAACTCGATGTAGCGCTTGACGCTGAGCACCGCATTCTAAACGTTGAACGCGGCACTCGAGAACTGGAAGTTCGTGACGTTCTGCTCAATCTGGAACTCGTTAAAGAGGTTGTAGATCACGGAGCCGTCGGCGTCCAGGATCTCGCCTCGCAGCGCGCCCATGCGCAGATTCTCGAGCGTGATGTCGTGCTTGCGGCGCGCGGTTTCAAGACGTTCGGCAACGAGCGTCTCCAGCGCTTCGAGCTGGTTTTCCGAACCGAAGGCGCGCAAGCCCTGCGTCTCTTCCGGCAGGATTGCATCCTCGTGCGGGATGTGCGGAATCACGAACGAGCGCACCTTGCGGCGCGACTTGATCGCTTCCGAGCCCGGCGCGCCCACCGGCCGCGTGGGCAGCAGGTTCAGAACGCCATCCTTCTCGTCCACGATCACGGTCCGGGTGCGAACGCCCTTTTCCGTGAACAGGCCGAGTTCGTTGGTTTTGCCGTACATGTTCGGGATCACGTTGATTGCATCGGTGAGTGCAACCAGCGAAAAACCGTCCGTCGTGAATGGATTGATCATCGGCATGGTGTGTGTTTGTCTCCTTCTGAATCGTGGCTAGCCGGCGTTACACGCCTTGCCGGACCTCAATTCCTTTCGCGGCGAGTTGCGCCACGGCAGCGTCCATCTGCGCCTCGGTGATTCCGGCCGGCCACGTCAGGCCGAACGAAGAGAGGACCGCACCGCGGGCGATCATCGTGGTCTTCACCGCACCGGCCGTCGCATCGGTGGTGTAGAGCAAGACACCAGCGGCGTTCTGCGAGCCATCGCTGGCTGTCAGGTTCAGCGCCACCGCACTGGCGGGAGAAATCGGTCCGACCTCGATCGAGAAGAAGTCGCCGGCCACGAAGTCCGGACCGCCAACGGCGATCGTGAACTTGATCTGCGTCGCAAACGCAGTACCGCCCACGGTCACCGTTCCGAGAACGGCGCCACCCGGAGCAGTCACCTGGAAGGTGCCAGCGCCGGCCGCAGCAACGGTGCACGTCGCGGTGTAGACGCCCGACAATGCGCCCGCCAGAAGCGGCGTCGTGGGGTCCATGGTCAAGACACCCTGGCCAGCGTTCCTCCCGTTGGGCACGACCTCGAGCAGGTCTGCGTTGGCCGTCTTCTGACCCAGCACTGTGCCGGTCAGAATGTTGGACTGGCCCGCGGCGAGCATGACTTCATCGCGGCTGAAACGATGATCCACTTGCTCCCATTTGAGCCAGTCGCCTTGGTTGAACGATTGAATCTGAACGGACATCGGTTACGCCCTCCCTCTCTGCGCATTCATGCGCGCGGCCATCGCCTTGCACTTTTTCACGACACCGGTCTCCGCGGCCGGAACGTGAATCTGTGTGCCGGTATTGGCATTGATGGCCTGGTCGATCTCGACCGAGTCACCGCCGGCCCGCGCGGCCATCAGCTTCTCCCGCGCCTGTTCCGGCGTCAGGCCAGCCTTGATGAACTGCGCAGTCATGCCGGGCATGCCGGCGAGAATGCAGA